GATAGTTTTAAATTTGGAACAGGACCTAAGTCATCATAATCATATACATATTTTAACGGAATATCATCATATGTTGCTCCTGATGCAGTAGCTGCTGTTATATAAGTATCACCTCCATCATAGCTAATTAATATTTTCCAAGTAACAGTTTCAGATGAAGTATCTGCTCCAGAAACATTCATTACTAAAGTAAAATCACTATGAATTTGTGTAGGGAGTTCTTTTGTAATTATTGCAGCTGCAGTATCTAAAGTAAAAGTAACACTACGTTCACCTATATTCCAATCTGTTACTGTATTAGCCATATTTATCTCCAGTTATGATATAGGGAGGCCGAAGCCCCCCTGTATCGGTTTATTATTAAGATGGATCTTTTCCAATTGCTCCAGATATACTAAAGCCTAAATCAGACCTTTTGCCGTCTATTAAACATATCGATTCTATAGTAGTATTTCCACCATAGGTCGAAGCAGTAATAGTAACAGCAGGTCTAATACCTTTAGCATCAGAAGGAAAAGGCAAGTCTTCCATTGTATTGTCACCAACAGCAACAGCTTCATATTCTAAATCTGTCCATGTTTTAGTTCCAATACTATTAGAAGAACTTGGGTCTAAACCAATACCACCAACTGATATAGGAGTGTCATCAAGAGTATACTGCCATTTTGCAACAGCACCAGTCTCTTCATTAACTTCTCCCATTATTTTGATACTTCCTTTAACGCTTATTTCATCGCCATAATAAGTACCATCAGTATCAGCTACAGTAACATTGTTTGTAACCTCTGTCCATCCACCTACTTTTGCATATGTTAGTGCCATGATAACCTCCTAACTAAACTTCAAGATAGCGTGAGTTTCAGGTACACTTATTTCAAGACCAGCTTCTGTAATTACTTGGTCTCTTCTACCATCAAGTCCGTTATCTTGAACGTTAGTTTCAATGTAAGTATCACGACTAATACCATTACCTACTAATGGTCTGTAAGCTACGTTTTTCATATCAACACATACACAATAATCTTCCCAGATACCTCTTAGTAAAGGCTCTTGTACAAAATGAAGATTACCAAATATAGTATTAACCATTGTAACTGTATGACCAAAAGCACCAGGAATAGTAGCAACATCTAGTTTATACTGAGATGAACCAACTGTATTGTTCATAAAAGAACCACTACCTAATTTATTTAAGTAAGTAATTACTTTTCTTGAAGCTAATACAAGTTTATCACCACTATTTCCAGACTCAGGAGCGAAGAAATCTTCCATCGCATCTAAGAACGCATCATAACCAGATGAGGAATAAGACATATTATATACTTTTCCATAAGTTTCAGCATAAGGTAAGATTCCCCAAGTTTGTCTGGTAGGACCAGTTGTTGCTTGTTCGTTTGAAGATGTACCAACACCAAATAGCATAGCTTGTTCTATATCCATTTTATGTTCCATCAACTTATCTTGCCAAATTCTTTGGAATTCGTTAGAAATACCTCTATACTCTGTAGCCATTGAAGTTCCTGAGAAAATGTTCATACCAGTTTTGAAGATTTGACAGTATCCTTCTCTGTCATATAGTTTATCTTCCCAACCATCTGGTTCTGAAGTTCCCTCAGCAAATGCAGTACCAACTACTTGTCCAGGTTTATCAGCAGCAATAGTAATATTAGCAGGCCAATCAGATTTACTACCTATATTGACACCATCTACAGCAGTTACAGTACCTGTTAAGTTAGCTTCTGCTCCATCTGTTGTTAAATCAACAGCTGATATTTTAAAATGAACTACTACGTCTGCACCACCAGAATCATTTACACCTTTTACTGCTAATATTTGATTAGGTAGTAAAAATCCAGGCTGTTGATTAGCCGCTATTTTACCATAAGAATCATAATCACAATTAACAGCAAGAGTAGTAAGTGCACCATCTGGGTCTACACTTGACTTTGCATCTACGTTTACTACGTTTCTTCTTTGCCACTGATGTCTCTGCTCTAAAAATTTAAAAACAGGGTCATTAGTAGCTTTTTTTGCCACCTTCGATAAATATACGAAGAATGGACTTTGCATTGGAGCAAGCTCAGCAACTCTTTCGCCAAAGTTAAACTTACGTCTAGTATCATTAATATCAACGTTAGTACTTTGGACATCGTTACCAGCTTGACCTGAAAAAAATGTTCCCATTTGATTCCATCCTTTATTATGTCCTCCCTCAGCTGTCTATTTAGACCTTCGGGTAGAACGGTTAATTAAAATTACTTCCAGGGATTTTTAGTATTAAAATTCCCTACCATTGTGTCCATAATCTTATCCTCTAAACTTCGTCCATCATTATTTGCTTGTCCAGAAGGCATCACTCCCATAGGAGATGGTACTTGCTGAGCATTTTGAACCTGTTTGAAGGTATCGCTTGGTTGAGCAGGATTCTGATTATTTACAGAACCTGATTCATTCAATTGATATAGTTTGACAAGGTTATCAACAGTTAAAGACTCGGGGTTAGACATCTTAGTGATAAAATCATTAGCTTGTTCTTCGTTCATACCATAATGACCAGTAACATATTGCTTTACTTCGTTAGTTTGTGCTTGCTGAGCTCTATAAGCCTCTGCTCTTTTAATATTTTCAGTTTTTTCACGTTCAATATTATCAAACCGTTCTTGCAGTAATGCATTATCATACTGTGTCTTTAAAGTATTATACTCAGATATATCATCACGCCATGAGTCGTGTTCATCTAAATATCTAGCACTTTCACTAGATGGGTCGCTATAAGCTTCTTCTCTACTGAAATTCCTAGGTCTTTGTGGTTTTGCAGGAGGTGCAGGAAACTCTTCAACTGCTGGTTGAGCAGGAGCTTCAGGTTGAACTGGTGCTTGAGCTTGTGGAGCCATAGACTCTTTTAACTTAGCATTTTCATTCTTTAGCTTGTCTGCTTGAGATTGCCAATACTGATAACGTCTTTCGTCATTTTCATTATTAACTGCAGGTTGAGTTGTTTCTTGAGCAGGTTGTCCAGTTTCTGGAGCTGCTACTTCTTCACTACCTTCATTACCCGTTGTAAAAGCACTTTCAACACTACCAGAGCTCTCGTCTGCAGAGCCAAACACAGCTTCTTCTAATGAAGTAAACTGCTGGTCATTTGCCGATTCTTGAGGGGTATCTGGTTGTATATTTTCTTGTGACATTTATTTCTTCTCCTTTTTGCTGCCTCTTTTTCCACCAGAAGAGGGTGAGCCTGATTTGCTAGCCGCATCTTTAATTTGCGTCTTAACGGTGGATAAGCTGTCATCAAGTCGTTTTTCATAAACCGTACCTGCCGCCTTAGCTTTATTACTAACTTGGTCAAGTTCGTTTTTAAACTTCTCAACTTCAACTCTTTTCCTAAGGTTAGTTGCTTCTCTATCTCTAGATTGCAAGTCACCTTTAAGTTTTTTAATTTCTTCTTGTTGTCCCTCAACTTGTTGTTGTAATTTAGTAATTTCATCAATACGCTGAGTAACACCTTCTAAATCGAAAACTTCTGTTTTCTTTAATACTTCAGTTCTATCTATTAAACCTTTTTGGTATGCATCCATGTAAAATTCTAATTCAGCATATCTATTAGAAGGTAATGTAGAACCTGATACAACTATTATATCATATTTACCTACAGTTATATCATTAAAAACTTTTATTTCACCAGTCTTATCATCAACTAACTTTTTATTAACTATATATTCAGACAAAGAGTTGTTAGGTTGAATGACTCTTATTATCTTTTCACTGGTATATAATTGCTGCATCAAAGGTATTGCAACTTGACCTAAACGTACAAGTGCTGCTTCTATATCAGCTAGCTTTGACTTCATTTTCCTTTGGCCAAATTCATCTAAAGCAATAGTAGCTTTATACGTTTGAGGAGCAGCAGCTGAATTACCTTGCATCATTTCATAAACTCCTAATGCATGGTCAATATCATTTTTAGCTGTTTGCTCATTCTGATACAACTCGTTAGGAAGAGGAGTGGGCTGAACTGGCATAGGAGCACCATCTGTAGGGTCGTAGGGAAGAGCTACTCCTGGTTGAGCCCATTTCTCTTCAAAATCTTTCATGTCGACACTCCCTTCGGGAACTAATATCTTAGTATTAGTACTTGTCGTAGCATGAGCTATTATCAAAGAACGTGTTTTATTTATATATTCTTG